AGCTAGTGTCGTCCAGTGATTCACAGAATAGTATTGTATTATCAGGTAAACCAGCAAGCGTTACTACTTCATAACCCTTCCAAGGCTTAACTCCTGCATCCATAGTGTTCAAACCTTTAAAGGTTGTACCCTGTGTTATTGCTGTTTGGTAGATTTGTTCAGTGTTTACCGACACTAAGAACTTCATCCTTTTAAATCGGCTTGAACGGCTTATCAATGCCTTCTTATTGGTTGCTGCACTTGAAATCAAAGCGTCTAAAGCGTCTAAGATGTTGTAAACACTTCCACTTGTAGCGGCTGCGCTTAACGGCAATGGATTAGCTATTTGATAAACAGAGCTATCGTTTACCATTTTCTTTAAGAACCCGTCAAAGAATTTCAATTGACCGTTACCAGCACTACCAATAGGAGCGGTGTAAGATGTTGAACCCATCCACAACATTGTTTCTACTTGCTCAAATGCACGGTTAAGCGCAATCTGCATCATGTATGTTTCGGCTGTCACTGGCAACTCACGAGCAAGCAACGTACGGCTCAATTGTTCTGCTAAAAAGTTAGCTTCGAAATTACGAGGGTTGAACTCGGTGTACAGCATAATATCTTGTGGTGTCAATACACGACCGTCAATTGTGAACGTTCCGCTGGATGTAGGCGTTGCTGCCCTTTCTTGCAATGGATTAGAGAAATCCATACGGTCAATCGTATGTTGTTTCTTAATGCCATCTTGAACGTAAACCACTCCCTTTTCTACGGTATCCATACCGAAGGTTGCGGGCAACCAGAAATACGATGCGTATGTGCCGGAGTACGATACGTCTTGAATATTTAATGCCATTTTATTTTGTTTTAAAGTTTACTGAAATTAGATTTTACCTTCTCTTTTTAGTTTGTTTTTAACTGCCAGCCCTTGTGCGGTTGTGGGCAATTCACCTTCTTTCAAAGTGTTTACCACATCAGTAATGACTGGTGCTTTTACATTCAAAGGCAAAGCCTCTATAATGTTTTTCACACGGTCAAAACCCAACTCTTTTGCAGTGTTGCACCATTCAAGCACCACGGTAGCCTCATTCTTGATACGACCGATTTTTGCGTAACCCTCAATCATGTTCTTTACCCTTTCGCCTTCTGCTTTTTCCTCTGCGGCAAGTTTGTCTTTGGTCATAGCGTCCAACTTAGCCTTGCAGTCTTCATACTCGGCTTGGTTTTTTTCTTTGTCCTCAAGCAATTTCTTGATTTTGGTTTTCAAAGCGTCCATTTCTTCCATGTCGGCATCGGCTTTTACTTTAGCCTTGTTTTCTACCTCTACGGCTTTTTCCTCGGCTACCTTAGCCCTGTTTTCGATGGCATCAATAGCAGCTACTATATCCTCCTGACGGGCTGCGTCATTCAGCTTTAAGCGCATTGTAATTTTTGTTAACTCGCTCATTTTATTTGTATTTGTGTTTAGAAAAGTGTTTACTACTTTGTTGCATTCCTTGTGAAATTGTAAGCTATCCGAAATTTTTTGTAAATACTTAGTGTTTAACTTTACACTGCTTTCTATCGAATCGCACAACTTCATTTCCAAAGCCTCCGGTGCAGTTATGAATGTCTCACGGTTCATCATCTTGTTAACCGAACCTTCATCCATCCCGGAACGCTTTTCAATCATTGTGACGATGCTTGTTTTCATCGTCTTTATGATGTCGCCGTTTTCGCTTCCAAATGGGTTGTGGTACATCAACCATGCGTAATCAGCCATTATCCTTTTGCGCCCTGCTTGGAATATGACACCAGCTATCGAGGCTGCACAACCCACACAATATGTATCCACGGGTGTATTGGATTTTAAAATAGCGTTGTAGATGTTGTACCCATCCGTTACTACGCCTCCGGGGCTGTTAATCCAAATCTGTATGCGTTTCTTGCCTAAAGTATCCAGTTGCAAAAGTTCCTGTTGAAACAAAGAGCCGTTTATCCCTTGCCCGTCTGTATCATCCATACCAATATGCGTATTCAGCAACATGATAGGCTCGTCAACTGTCGGGTCAATACAATAAATCATGTGGTAAAATTACGTATGGCAATATGGGTAATTAAGTAAAGGGTTATATGTGGGTTGGAATAATTTGTGGCATAAAAAAAGGGCTATGCGTAGAAACGCCACCCATTTCACATAAAAACTATGAAAAAAAAACTACCTACCCTCTATTTCTATTTAGTAAATTATTTTTTTGGTCTAACGGCATAGCGTCATAATGCTTCTTTACGGCTGCTGCAATTATCCCACTTTTACTATCGCCCGTATAATCTTTTTCTGCTTCCACGAGTCGATGATACAATGGCGGTAAATACACCTTCTCCCCTCGTTCCTGTGGACTTAATTTATTGTTTTCGTTTGCCATATTATTGATATTGCCAAATTTGAAAAGAAACGTTAGGATATTGCTTTCCGCTATTTGCAATTAAAGGAATGATAAAAGAATTGTTACTTATCGAAATAACGCCATTTGCGTAAGTTGTTTCATTTGAAATATCACTACCTTGAAGGGTCACAAAATAATTGCTATTTCCGATTCCGTGGCTTACAGTATAAGAATTTTCACCGCCAGTTGTTCCGCTTGTTACGGTAACACTTCCAGCAAGACCAAGTCCAGATGTAGGAAACAACTGAGAAGCTTTTGGAGTGTTTGCATTATTTATATTCCCAGCATAAATACACTTCACCCCTACCGCTGCATCAACATATCCCTTGTTTGCAGGGTCAGTTGATAGCGATGGCGTAAAAGCTGTTGTGCCTCCTTTCAATAATACCTGTGACGGCTGTACTAAACTAACATTTACAAAATTAGAATAATCACTTATACCGCTCCCACTTGTACCCAACCCGATTGATATTGTCCTTATGTTATGAATGTTGCCCGTTGTGGAATCACTGTAAGTAACAGGGTCGGCATTAACCGTGTATTGTGCTGTTACTATATTGGCTACGGGGACGTTTCCGCTTGCTGTCAACGAAACTGCGGGTACACTGAAAACTTCACCATTGTAAAATATTGCACCGGCACCGATGATATAGTTTGAGCCGCTGCCTGTATTCACGCAACCCCAAAGGACATAGGCAACGGATGCGCTATAAGTATTTCCCAATCCCTGAATGATAGATTGCGCCAAATTATTCAACTGCTCCTTGTAGGCATCCTGTAAAAACTGCAACGTCCCTTGTTTTGGGAAGAATTGTTTGCTATCTGTTATTGCCGAAACGTCTAATATCCTCATTGCTATAATTTTTTAATATGTTGAAATTGTAAAGTTGATACTTGCTGCTGCATATTGCCCAACAAAGCTGCTAACTATTGCTACATAATTAGATCCCAAAGCCGTTGCTAATGCTGTAGGTATGTTTACCGTAAAATTGTTTATATAAACAAACGGTGTCAAACCGCCAATGCTTGCACTTGCCCCACTTGCCCCAACGCTACTACTGCCTAATTCCGTACTACCTACCCTAAAGCCCGTTAATGTAGCTGCAACGTTGGTTATGTAAATGTCGCTAGGTGTTGGATTAACGGGGTCATTGGGCTGCCTAAATGTAGTGCCAAATTCCTTATTGCAAGCATATTCAAGTATAAGTTTGTTGCCATTATACAACGCCCTTTCCTTCACGCCTATGAAATTATTTTGTATCAATATCCAATTGCTCGTCGTTGGTGCATCAGTATTGTTATCAATCAAACTGCTGTAAACTTGTTTGTTGTAAATAACTTCGTCTTGATAGTTGTAAGTACCTGGAGCGTATGCTGGAGCGGAACTGCCTACATAATACGAATTAAACAGTAAATCATGCGCCCATTGCAATGGCGACAATAAGGCTGTGAGAATGGCAATCGTATTATTAAACCGCTTATCAGGCGGCAACAATATTTTCGCTTGCTTCGATATGTCTAAGTCGTAAAAACTCATTATTGCGGAATAAAGTTTAGAGAATCAGCGAATGTTTTCCCGGTTGTTGTCTCCTGTACCGTATAACCCGCAATAGGCAGCCATTGCCTACTTAGTAGCGTTTGATTCAAAACAAGGTTTACACTTGCGCTGAAAACTGCACTGTCGGGTCTTGCGGAAACATTCAACAATACCACGTCATTGACCCCAGTGACACTTCTTATGGTACTCTCAATATCACTAATCTTTACAGCCCCGTTTGTTGAAAGATTAGTAGTTAAATTTGTTGTTGCAATATTCTGCAAGAAGGTATTAAGGGCTGCAATAACATTAGCCTGTATTACCGCCGAGTATTGACC